AAAAACTGCCCTATTTGAGTTTTTCCATATTTCAAGGAGATAAGTTTATCCATATGAGGATAATAATGAGCTACCGTAATCTCATCTAAGGGAACTTTGTACATTTTCGATACAGCATAGGCATACATCATAAGCTGTGGATCCTTATACAGGTCTGTTGAAGTAGCTGCTCTTTTACTTGTTTTGTAGTCGATTACTAGATATTTCCCTGTTTTTCCTTTAACAATCCTATCAATAATGCCATTCATCTTATAGTCATCCTTCATCTCCACTTCAAATGCTAGCTCACTGCTTACATGTTCATGAAGCTGTGAATTAAACCTAAGGAAGTTAGTTAGGATTTTATCAACTCCCTTATCTCTTGACTTAGGGAATTTATAGGTAGACCTGCATTCCTTTGCAATAGTTCTCAACTCTTCTAGAGAAGAAGAGTTGTATCCAAGTTCTAACACTTTATGGATATAGGATCCAAACTGCAGTGCATCAGTGTTGGAGTTAGCGTTGTAAGTATTTCTCAAATAATCTATATATTTGAATTTATACTTCTTTTTGCACTCATAGTACGCTTTAATCTTAGAAGGAGAGACTTTATTTATAAACATATGAAAATATCCACTACACTTATTAAAGAGTATTTATTAGAAAAGTTCACAGATTATAGGATATCTGAGACTGAATTTATAACGAATTCAATATTTTATGATGATCATGGGAAACACATGTCCGTAAACCTAGAGACAGGGTTATGGCAATGTTTTAGAACTAAAGAGGCTGGGGATTTCATACAACTGATATCTTTTAGGGATTCGATCAGCTATGATGAAGCCTTTAAATCAATCGGTAAAAAACTAATTTCCGATCCTGGTTCTCTTCTCTATCGTGCCCCCGCAAAGCAAAAAGAGCTTGAAAGTGCAGGTACGTTAGGTGATGAGATGAAAAACTTTAAACCGCTAGTGGAAATAGACGGAAAATCTGGGAGCGTGTCTGAACTGCTAGCCAAGAGATTTGTAAGGAATAGAAGACTGCCAGAAAGCAAATTTTACTTTGCCTCATCCGGAAGATACGCCAACAGATTAATCATACCATACGAAGATGAAAAAGGGATATTTTACTTTCAAGCTCGGCACCTAGTAAAGATTGGAATGAAATATTTAAATCCAACACATAGGGATCACGGAGTGCGGTCTTCAGAGATTCTTTATCCGTGTAGCTCAAACACATCTTACGTAGTTCTAACAGAAGGACCTATAGACGCTATGACGCTTCAATGCGCTGGTGTAAATGCAACCAGTATACAAGGAAGCTCTCTCTCCAGGCACCAATTATTAGAGCTAAAAAATTCCTTTACAGATATAGTTTTATCTTTTGATAACGATGACGCTGGTATGTTCGGGATGAGAAAATCATTAAACCTAACCAAGTGCTTGAATATGCCAACCCCTTATATTGTACAACCACCTAAAAGATTCAAAGATTGGAATGATTTCTATCTCTCCACTACCAAGAGCGGGATTAGGAACTACATCAACGGAAATGTAAGAAAGCTTGATTACAAGTATACTGTTATCGAAGGATTACGTGAAATGGGTCACTCATAATCCTGTTGTCCAAGACAGTACTGCTAACCTGCACCTGATAAGTTCCTGTCTCTAATCCGCTTGTCTCCCAGTTGTACAGAATAGTATCAGCTGAGTCAGTCAGTATAGCGGGTTTCGTATCTGCCCAATCTTTAATTAACTCGAATGGGAGACCTGTAGAAACTCTGTCGGATAATTTTATAATCCGAATCGCCGCACCTTCCAATATTCCGTCCTTAAATATATTTTTTATGTCTTGCCCTATGTTCCTGTTTATAACAACATAGTCTGTTTTAATCTGTAACTTTTCTAGACTACCTCTATTAACGTATTTTTGAACTAGAGTATGTCTAGTATTAACTATTATAGGTTCTGTTAGAGATACGATATTAGAGAATCCAGCACCATACAGCGTAAAGCTGTGAATTATTGTTCTCGGTTTGTCATCTTGAGCATCTTGTACCGTCCATACGTCAAAATATGAAGTTACAGAACTTGCAGTATTGGAAGAAACAGCCGTTATATCGATAGTGTTACCTGTTTCGTCTGTTTTAGGTATCTGGTCAAAGTTCCAAAAATTTGTGCTTGGTCTGAGAACCACCCCATAGTGTCCTTCACTAATTCTAAATATTCCACTTGCGCTATTGTCTGTTTCTGTAGACTCTTTGAAATTAGTTGTATCAAACTCAGGTTGATTAGGATCAGTCACCTGAAGGACAGACCTAGTGTTTTGATCCCAGTCAACCAATTGCAAGTTATTAAAGACCATCTCGGCGTCTTTGTACTTCGTAGACTCTACTGTCCCAAAGTGCGGAGAAGTTCCCGTTGAATTAAGCCAGACTGATGAGTCTCCGTTTGTTGTGTCGTGGAAGACGTATACACTGCTAAGGGCAAAGACATCAGTCATTGCCCCTGATTTCATGTAGTACATCTCAAGATATACGTCATCGGCGGCAGACGGCCTTTCCCACCTAGGGACTACAGTTATGTTATTTAATTGTGCCATAGTAACTCATTTTATATACCCTACTTCTTTGAGCTTTTCATGGCTTCTTCCTCTCTTTGAGCTTCCTCAACACGCATGTCTATAAATTTTTTCCGCTCGATCAAAGTCATAGCCATGACATCATGAAAAGTGAAGCCACAGTTGTGAGCTAGAATATATGCTTCGTGTTCCCCTGCGTCAGCTTTATGACGCTCTTCTAGCTCACGGAAAAAAAACTTTCATTTATGGGAAGTGTCATAATCTCGTCCGCACTACAATGTTTGCAAATAAATCTAACTTCCGTCTTAAGACCTATCTTGTTCGAAAATATTGTTTGTCGCAAGACAGTTATATCTTTCGCTGTTGTTTTTTTCAAAAATCCTTGGATAATTCCTCTATCGGAATGTGATTCAAGCTTATCAATAAATTTCCACAAACTATCGGTTAAGGCAGACGGGTTATTCAAAATTCCTTCATCTTTTGCTCTAGGACACCTCACATAGGCTGTAATCTCCGAATCAGGCAAAACAACAGGAATAGGATACTCCATCTCTTCATCTGCATAATCTACACCTAGTTTGTCTAATTCAATTGATAGAGAATTTTCCTCTCCGCATTGCTGACATTCAATACCTACAGGGTACTCGTTGCCATACGAAATCTCTCTGAGTTTGAAGAGTAGGTAATGCTTATCATACAGTGACAAGTCCTTATACGGAATTCCTTCTATACACCTCTCCATGAGAGTGCCTACAGCTTTTACGCCTTGATTAAGTTTGGTAACTGATCTCAGGATTCTTTCATCTTCATAAGTGAAAGGTCTAATCTTAACTTCTTTAATGCCTTCATTGAATACGCCTCTTGAGGGGAGACTAATAGTTATCCACGCCTTTTTACTTTCAACATTCCTAAGTAATTCTGAAATAGCGTCTTTAATGTTAGAAGCTTCTTTATTCTCATCTCGCATCATTTGTGGACGTTTTTCAACTTCTGGCTCTTCCTTTGGGGCTCCCGCAGGCCCTCTCGCTAGATCTATAATGGATTTTTCTCGTTCAGACATAGTAAAAAAATAGGTTTACTACTATAATAGTGTAGATCATTAGGATATGAAAATATTTGTTTCAAATATTTACTCGGTTTTAAAGACTGAAAACATAAAACTGAGAAAAATTCTGGAAAAGAGATATCGTGCACGAAATCCTGGGTACGAGTTTACTTCTGCGTACAAAAATGGATACTGGGATGGTTACAAAAAATTCTTTGATTCTAAGACAGGAAAATTTGGAACGGGTCTACTATCTTCAGTAATAGAAGATTTGGACTATCTAGGACTAAAATATTCTATATTAGACAAGAGGACAAAAGTATCGTATGGCTCTTCTTCCATAGAGAATATAGAACTGCGTGACTACCAGGAATCACTCATAAAACAAGCTCTGGACTTGAAATCCTGCGTTATAAAAGCTCCCACTGGGTCTGGTAAGACTATCATCCTGGCGTCTATTCTGAATTCCCTTAAAGGCTATACTGGTCTTGTTTTCTTTAATAAGAAACAACTACTACACCAGACTTATAAATTCTTAACTGAACATGGTATAGAGTGTGGAGTAGCTTTTGGTGAGGGAGTTGATATCAAACCACTCACACTTTGTACTATTCAGTCAATAGACAAAGTTATAGATTCCCACCTAAAATCTTCAGAATTCATAGTTTTTGATGAAATACATGAGTTTTCAAAAGGGAAAGTAGCTTCAAAAGTCTTGAAGTCATTTCCTAATGCTTGTATTCGTATAGGAATGTCTGCAACCCCTCCTACAGATAAATTCTCTAAACTATCTTTGGGTTCTTTCCTGGGGAAACAGATAGAGTATGTTACTGC